AAGACACGCTCCATTATCTACACGAATGACTTCACCGCCAGCGTTGATACGACAGTTGTCATTTTTATAGACATCCCAGTTAGCAAGCAGTACATCCGAAATAAAACCCTCACCCATCTTCGCAAAATCGTTTGAACCAGGCTCTCTTGTTCCTGGAACGAATCTGCTCAGCATGGTGATATCAGAATCGGAATCAGCGTCATAAAGTTCAAAATTAGGAGTTTTCTGCCCAAGAATGTTGTAAAGCATATTAGAAAGGTATTCCGAACGTACATGCTCAGCAGGTACTTTCGTTGCCCTCTTCATTATATACTCGTTACCATTCACATCCTTAACCAATTGAGCACCCGTTGAACCACCTACGGCTTTAACTACGCTCACGCTCTTAATATCGGCTGGGAATAAAGAATTAACGCTTTCCTCAAGTTTTTTCGCTGTCTTATCGTCAACCTTACTACTCTTACCAACCTTCGATTTTCTTGCGACATGCCAAGCGTAATCGGTCTTACTGCCACTCTTGGTTGCAGAATAAACGTAAAGAACTCCATCAACGTACTTTGTCTGACCAGGCACGATTGCTTTCGCAATCTCAGAATCCTGAGGAACTCCGTTCATCTGGTCATAGAAAGACTTGGAAACTTTGATACCATAATCCACGTTATCAATAAAATGATTTTGCAGTTTATAGTTGTCGCAAGCCTTTACTAAAACATCAATAGAAACGATGCCCTGAGAATATCCCAAGGCTATCGTTTCCAATGCTTTTCTATTTTTCTTCATAGAAATGTAGGCATTAATGTTTAACCAAAAAGAATTGACTCTGCTTCGTCAAGACTCATTTCATTGTCAAATCCCTTCTTTGTCTCTTCTTCTTTCTTTTCAACCTTCTTTTCAGCAGACTTTTTACCCTTCTTCTGTTCTTCTTTCTTCTCTTCTTTCTCATCCTCTACGCTGCCAAAGAGAACAGCGTCACGTGCTTTATCGCCAAACAACTTATCATACTTACCTTCTTTTTTAGCACGTGCATAAATCTCTTCAAGTTTCTCCTTTCTGTCCATCATCGCCTGACGTGAGTACATGTCTTCATTATACTCAGACTTTTCGATGTCGCTGGATTGAGCCTTGATAGCACTCAGAGCAGATACCTGCCAAGGAATATCGGTACCAATATTACCATTACCAGTCTTTCTTGCCTTTGAACCATTCTTCCACTTTGAAGCGTACTTTTCAATCAAATCCTCAAATACACGTGGAGAGAATTTATTTGGGTCTGATTCCGTTACTCTATCACGCAAGAAATCGAAAACATCCTGACGGAAATCTGCCTCTTCTTCTGGAGTAAAATGAAAACGCTTCAAAGCACCTGCAGCACGCTTTAATGGCATATTTTCATATCTATTAGCGAGAATTTCAAGAGTTTCATTTCTCGTAAAATGGATATTGCTCTTATTAGCACGTGTCAAAACAGCATGGGTATCTGGATTTTCCTCCAATTTTTCCATGTTCTTGTTTGTAGTGATAATAATCTTACCCTTCCATAGTTCCTTCTCACCCTTGGAATTAGTGAATACACGATTTTTCGGGTCAGAATCGTTGATTTTCTTCATCATTGCCACAAGCGGTTTCGACTGAGTTGTCAAAAGTTTATCAGCATCGTCAAAGAAAAGAATATGAGGATATTCAGTACCATCTGAACCAGTAAAGGTACCATTGTACTTTTCAAGAGTTTTAGCAAAAGCCTTTTCATCTTCAGCATCATCATCTGTAAGCATTACCCAACCCCAATCTGTATTCGTTGGGTCATCACCAGGTTCAAGTTCAGGCAAGGACAAATCTGGTGCTACAATCTCACGCCATCCGTATGTCTTACCTGCACCTGCTCCACCTGCGGAAATAAACAGCGGTGATGTTTCGTTTTGCGCCCAATCCCAAAGCAATCCGTTCAACTCATCAGTTTTCTGTTGAGCCGTCAAATACCCTGGAACAAGTTTAGGGTCACGCTGATAATAATCTCTGAAGGTGTCGTATTTTTGACGACCTGAAAGTGTGTCTAATTTGAATGTCTTCTTTACCAAAGGACTGTTTTCGTCAAGCCACGCTGGGTCTTCACCTCCATCGAAAACCTCTTTCATGATTTTCTCGTGGTCTAACCCCTTCCAATCATAATTCAATGCGATTGCTTCATCTTCGTTATTTTGCTTATTTTTATAGTCTTTCAATTCAGCATCCGTCTTATACTTTTTCCAAAGTTTTTCCAAACTACCCTTCGTCACAATTTTATCTTCAGGAATACCTCTTGCGGCTGCTTCTTCGTATGCAAGATGTCTCTTAATAGCATCTGCCTTTGGAGCAGTATTATTAAGCAACTTCAAAAGAGCATCATCGGTAACACCCTTCAAATAATTTCTGAATGTGGAAATTACAACCTTCTTACGACCTTGGCTTGTCTGAATCTCGTAATCCTTGAATTCATCAGAATTAACCTCAACCTCAGGTTTCTTGGTTTTATATTCAATCTTCGGTGTTGGTTTACTTACGTGACCACCAGCAAGGTCTGCACTGTTGACCTTCGTCTTGTCGTAATCGCTACGTGTTTTCAACTCATTGAAAGCGAGTTGGCGTAACTGCTTATCAGCCTTTGTATCGTTTACGACTTTAGACAATGCCTCAGTTGAAGCATTTTTAGCGTAATTCATCAACTCATCTGGAGCAAGGTCAGCTGCCTTTTTAGCAGAGAAATCTCCATCTTTCACTTTCGGCTGTTCGGTTGTTTTCTTTTCTTCAGTTTTTGCTGAAGATGTAGCGGCATTATTCGCTGCTGGTTTAGCACCCTTATTTGGACGCCAATCGAATTTGCCAGGCTTATACTCTGTCCATACCCAAGGCTTTGTTGGGTGCTGGTCTCCTACATTATGAGCCTTTTTCAAAATGTCGTCTTTACGCCATTGAGGTTTACCGCTTGACGTAAACCCCTTACAGATGTAATCAACACCATTGACGGTCTTTTTATCACCAATCTGAGGCTTTTGTTCTTTATTTACCATGTTGAATATAAATTAAAAGTTATACTTACTTTAACAATTTAATACTTGTTTTTTTAAGTTTCCCACTCAATTGGTAATTTTATTCCAAAGAAATCTGTCATAATTTCTTTCGTAATTCTCTGGACATTCTCAGAATCTTCGCCCCTTTCCAACTCTTGTTTAACAAGTTTACGACCACCCTTACACAGTCTCACAATTTCCTCTGCGTTACGTTTAGCGTTAAACAATTCCATAACGATATTGAAATTGTGTTTAGTGTCTTGTAAGAATTGTTTAGGTGTAATCGTCTCTCTCGCTTTCTTTAAGGCAGTAGCAAATTGCTTAGGTGTGGCATCCCAAGGAACTATAACCGCCCTGATGTTCTCGAACAATGGGTCATATATATCATCGCTTTCACTCTCCTTATTCAATCCACGATAATCTCTCAACACAGGATATGCTCCATGCATCATAGATTCAATTATGAATCCGTTTATATGGGTGCGGCAATATTTAGCGTAATGGTCAGCCCAAGATGGGTCAATGGCAAATTTAGTGTTTTGTAATTCTGTGAAAACCGCCTGACCACTCATCTGACCTCTATACTCCATACCAAATTTCAACGCACGGTTCCAAAGGGAAATTTTACCATCCAACTTATCGGGCAAATTAGGGTCACGCTTTTTGGTACACATGTAGTTACTTTTAATCTTATCTTCACTGGTCATGTACGAATACTCTATACCAGTTCCAGCAATAACTATTTTATACCAATCATCCTTCTCTCTCTTTTTATTGATATAAGGAATAGCGGCAATGAGTTCTTCCATATGCTTCATAGACTTAAACATATGCGCTGCAAAGAAATCTGTTGTACGTTTTTCATACGGAATCTTCGGCATTTTTGCTCCATCTGGAATATACCTTGGATTCAATAACAAATTTCTCCTTATCCCTATTTCAGAACAACACTGATAAGCGGCAAGGTGAGCGCACCCCAAGAAAAGAATCTTTTTCTTCAATGCAGATACGTTACAAGCCCTAACATTAAAGTAAGCATCGTGTACCAAGAAAACCTGCTTAACGGATTTTGGTAGGTCATAGAATCTCCACCAAAAATCAAACTTACCTTTCTTAACCCATTCAGAGTTTTTCGTTGGCATAAAATTCCAAAGAATGATATCAGCCGTTTCGGTTAATTTACGCCAACGCTCTAAAGCATCGGATTCATATACACCTATGCTGTTCGATGGAGGCAAGAAATACCCATAATAAGTATTGTAAAAATATCCGCTTGTTTCATCCTTACAATACCCACCAGACTGAGAATGTGGAACAATCTTTTTCTGATATGCTCCACTCTCAATCTCTCTGTACTTTCTATCGTATTGAGATTGCGATATTTGGGTAGGCTTCAATTCAACGACATCAACTTCATGACCAAGTTCATGAAACGCTTGAATCATTGAATGCATATACTCAACTATGCCTCCAAATTTTGTAATCCAAAAGGTTGATATCAATACTCTCATTTTCTGATATAAATTTCTTCAGGTAAATTCTTTTTAATATAACCCTGCTCAAACCAAAGCAATCCGCTCTGACTCTTGTAAAACTTTTTCGCCAACTCCCATTTAATATCAGCAAAATCTTCAACTGGGTATTTCTTGTAAAGATTATATTCAAGCAACTGTTCGCTGACTTGCTGACTCGCTCTACGTTTATAGGAGTGAGGAAAATCTCTGTAACAACGGATTTTATTACTATCACCGAACTTGTTCTCAACCACCTCTCTGACGAAAAGATGGAATGGATGGCCAACTCCCCAAGGTAGATACACAACAACCTCTTTATCCGACTTTTTAATGAAATTAGATACAAACTTTTCAATAGCCTTTTGTATCTCTTTCAACTTTTCCTCTCCGAAATACTCAGTCAAATAATCTCTGCCATTTTCTACGTTCAAACTATTATATTGTTTATGGAATCCGTAAAAACTCTGGTCATCGAAATCTACTGAAAGGTGATGCCAGTTCTTACCCAAGAACTCATACAACTTTTCATCTTCAGCAATTCGCTTTTGATTATTCTCAACAGTAAGTATTGAAACATCCTTATCAGAAAAAATAAGATGTCCAACGCTAAACAAAGCGTCATCTGAATGTGGCGAAATAATCAGATATTTCATTTTTCCTCTTCCCATGGTCTTTTTACAATTATTGATAGTGGTTTATTTTTTCATTACTACGTTCGTGAATTATAGTGTAAAATATATCCCTATTAACTCTGTTAGGAATCAATAGGGATGAAATATGTAAAGTGAATATAATTTTTTTTCAATGCAGCATATGAGAGTTCTACCACTGCTGCGAGGCTCATATTATTTTTTATCATGCTTCCAAGGTGCAACGCACCACCCACTCGTCAGTTGGAACTACAGCCATCCAAGCATGTGTACTAATAAACTTTGCTATTTAACGTAATCTTTGAACGGCTTAATTTTACGCTTGCTTGCCTTAATCCATTTATCAAACACTTCTTTCTTCACTCCAGTTATGTTTCCGCAACCTCGCCATCCTTTATCGTAATTTGATAAGTACGCTTTCTTTGCCTCTGACTTGTTTCGGAATCCATACATAACTTTATGTTCATCAAAAGTTTTATCCTTGTTCACCTGGTCTATGACGTAAATCTTACCATTGAAGGAATCTAAATCAACGTCATCATTGATAAATACGTCAATATGGTCTTTATCCTTACCAAGCGTACCAAGGAAATACCCATAGGTGTTATTCATCTTCGTTTTCCACTTCTTTCCATCTGCATCAACTCCGCAACGAAAACTCCCCTTTGGATTTTCTATCACGTATTCATAACCACCGAAACGTACATGACCCTTCTTATAGTTTTCTGCCTTTATTTCTGCTTCGGTTGGTTTGGTATTTGTATCTTTCTTCGCCTGAGATAATCGTTGACTAAATTCATCCTCTTGCGCTTTAGTAACCTTAATATTGAGTTTTACATTGCGCAGTTTCTTATTCTTTGGAACGTATTTCTTCGGCTTGGTGTATGAAAGCGTTGAAGCATCCCACTCCATATTTGGGTCTCTAAATCGCACTGAGCAACGGCAAAAAGGATGGATAGGAGAAACAGTTGGCAACCAATCTGCTACTTTTCTACCTATATTATTACCATTAGCAATAATATCCTTCAACTTGAATATCTTTGGAGCACTATCCTCATCGTCAGGGTCTGTAAGATAGAGTTCACGGCAATGTTGGCACGCTCCCTTCAATACATCGAAATAAACTTCAGCATCACCTCCATGGTCTCTAAAGATTGCCCTTGCTCTTCCATAATTATAGGAATTTTGTAAAACATAGTAAGCAATCCTCAACCAATCTCGTTCCCAATCTCCAGTTGCGTGTCCTATCTCTGACGCCATCTTTGCAGCACTTTGTCTAAACTGTACAGCATCAATAGCCTTTTTCTTAATGATGTTACGAATCTTATTCTGCTGGCGTAAATTAGCACGTACAACGATGTTTCTTGTACCCTGGATAATCTTACTACCCAACCCACTAATATCGTTGTATGACTGGTTTTTCACCTGCTCAAGCACAAATTTCTCTTCTTCAGTTAGCGGAACGAACTGCCCCGACTTAATGAACTTTTGGAATTGCTTGTAATCCATACCCTTGGAACGCTCATCGCCTAATGCTTCTGAAAGCAATCCGAAAAGATATGCTTGTTCAACTATCCCCTGACTATTGGTAAATTGATTCAAATCTACGCCAGCCGCAGTTAGGATGGCTCTATCTGTTGGGGAAAGATAGTTCAAACCTAACTGCTTGGCTATAAACGTCAACTGATGACGTTGTAGAATGGAAACAATATCCGTTACTTGCTGTGCGTTGAATATCATAACTAATACCCTGCTGTATCTACGTTGGAATACAATACCATCTTAATATCTTCACTTGGATGAACAGTTGCTAACTTCCCAAGGTCTTTACCGCCATCAAAATCTTTCAACCCCTTATAGAAAATAGGCAGGTTTCTATTGTTCTTGTTATTAAGGATAAGATGTAAACCGCCCGATGGAGTTTCGTATTCTGCGGCAATCTTCACACCCTTATCGTTGAGACGCTTTCTTGTCTCGTTCCAGATGTTTACTTTTTTACCGCCTACGATGGCTGTTGAATCCTTCGTACAGTCAATATCCAAGAGAACTCGCAAACGCTCATTCTTCCACGCTGGACCACTCTTCGGCATTCCATAGAGAATTGCCTCAGCATTCTTATATCTTGGGTCATTGGGGTCTGCTACTCTTGCTTTGAATTTAGCCATGTAAGCATTTGTTTGGCTCTGACTACGGCTGTTGATGGAAATATAGGCTCTTGCATTGTTGTATGAGCAAGCCTTGATAATCTCGTTCTTGATATTGTTCAGTTCTTGCTCTGAGTGAATAAGATAATAATCAAGATATTCAGCACCAGCGTGGTACGAACCCTTCAACTTACCTTCCTGCTTCCACTTATCCGCTTCAGGCTTATCTTTGTTATCCTTCCAACGCTTAATTACCTGAACAAAGTAAACATCATCAGGACTATTGAATTGCATATAGTTCTTTAACAACTCAAAATTATCCACAATGCGTTTGTCTTGGTAACACACATTCTCCGACTTCAACTCAGATTCAGTGATAGTGTCTCCTGCTATCGTCTTGCCCGTATCTTGCTCATTGTAATACAAACGCCAGTGTCCGTTAGGAGTGCGACGCAGATTCATCTTGTCCTTATCGGTAAATGATGGGTCAATCGTGGTAAAAGTCTTTTCAAGCATCTTTAGACCATGAATACCATTGATACCCTTACCCTGAATAACACGGCTCTTTTTGTTTACAACGTGCCAATCGAACTTACCTGGAGCGTACTCTGTCCAGACATATTGCTTTCCGTTAGCAAAGAATAAATCGCCAGGATTGCGACCTTTCTCAATATCTAACAAGATAGCGTCAAGTTCATCGAATACAGCCTTGAAAAATCCATCGTCTGCGAGTTCATCAAATGACTTATCGTAATCAATGGCTTTCAAAATATCGTTTGCTTCGTTATATCCGTACTGTTTCATTGCTTATCATGATTATACTTAGGCATTACTAAAAGAATTATTTAATTTTATTTTCCCAATAACTATATTTATCAAAATCGCTACCAACTGGTATTGAGTATATTGCATCATTATTCCACTTAAACACAACCTTCCCAGCGGCGTTTGTAGTTTTTTTAGCTGTTCTTATAATGATTTCCCCCTTCTTCGTTTGACCCTTCATCCAATCTTTAGTAACACCAGAAACAATTCCTATTTGAATTTTTGACTTATCTGATATTGGAACCTCATATACATCTTTAACCGATACGTATGCTCCATAATCACCATGATTTCCAAATGTATAAATATCCGCTCTCTTTTTAACCTTTGCTCCGTACTTTTTAGCAAAAGATTTTGCTACATCCTCACTTGTGTTTAGAGACACCTCATTTTTAGTATCTTTTGCTATTCTATCCTTCACGGCTTGATATGCGCAATCGTATGCTTTATAAGCATCCTTGTCACCTTCTTTATTCGCATTAAGTCTCAACTTCTTATACTCATTCAACGTTTTTTGCCAATCATCATTATCTATGTAGTTCAAATCATTCATTATGTATTTGCGGAATGCTTGTGCTGCTTTAATATTCTTTGAAGGATTATTGTTCTTGTAAACACCTATCAAAGCATCGGTTGACTCACACTTTCCAGTTTTATCAAACTTTTCAGCAAGAGTTTGATAATATACTTCTCTGCCGCTCAATTTATCATCCGCTTTCTTTGCTCCATAATAACTATTGTTGTTAAACACACTCCAATGAGTTCCATCACCAATTCTTGGATTATCAAATTTAACTCCAACGTCAGTACCATCTTTAGTTTTATTAACACCTATGACGGTAATAGTTCTACCCTTATGCCCTACAAGTTTATCGCCAACTTTTAAGTCAGCAACTTTTACAGCACCTTCAAATGGTGGAGTTTTATAACCAGATAAATTGTCATTCCAATCATCAGATTTTTTATCTGCTTTCTTCTTTCCGTTCTTCGCCTCAATACGCTTAATTACATCGGCATGGTTTTTCTCATAATCTGCAACCTGCGTTTCCATTTCCTTTCTTGCGTCACCCTTCGTTGAAGGTTTCTTCAAAAGGTTTTTAGCAGTAACATATTCCTGATAACCACGCATTTCATCATAGTTATTGAATCCTGCATCTTGAGCAATCTTATCTTGTTTTGAGTCTGCCTTTGAATTTGTATCATTGGTTGCTCCTTCAATCTTTACACCAGCAGCCTTCAATCCCTTCTCACTCAATTTAGAACCATTAAGAATAATACCAGTGTTTGCGCCATCGTAATCAATAGCCCAATTTCCCTTATCTGTTTTGAAGGCAGTGACCTTTTTAATATCGCTATATTTACTGCTGGAAACTTTAAGCAAATCAATAATCTTTGCAGCATACTTTTCGCCTTCAGCGGAACTCTTGCGTTCATCAAGAATCTCTTTCGCCAAACGCTTGTCTGCATCGGTGCCTTGAATCTTTCCGCTAATTACTTTATTCAAAACATCGTCAGACGCATCCTTGAAATTCTTTTTGAATTTTTCAGCATACCCATTATCTTCAGGAGTATTACCGCCTGACGCTGAACCCTGTGCTGCGTTATGCTTCTGATGTGCTCTGCCGTTAATTGTACGCCAGTCACCCTTACCGCCTGCTGCTGAACTCACCCAAACCCACTTGCCGTTAGGGTGAATATCACCATCTTTATGTGCTTTCTCAATCTCGTTATCAAAGGATTTTTCAATGCGTTCTTGAACCATCCTTCTTCTCATTTCAATAGGATTAAACATAATTTATTCATATATTTTAAGTTTCACTTGTTTCATCTATACTTGAATTTTTCAATTCCTTAATAGCATCTGAGGTTGCCTTTGCGATATACTTTAGTACATCGCTAACAGCAGCAGCCAGCGTTTTATTCCACTCACTTATAAAAGCATTCTCGTAACTTGTAACAACACGATACGGACTGGGAATAAAATGAGAATCGTCTTTATGGTTATGCTTTGCCATCAGAAATTCATACCTATATCAATGGTGTAACCGAACTTATCATCAAGCCTTATACCACTTGCTCCAAGAAGGTACTTTTGACGTAAATCGACACCAAATTGGATTTTATTAGTTTTCAAATCTACAGATGAACCTATAATACCATAGAATTGTAGCGTTTTCGTCTTGCCTACAGTTCTTATGACCTCTTTAGTACGGATTATTGGGCTTACCTCTGAAACCACGTTAGCAAGCGAATTTTTGGTCACATCCATATCTACCTTAAAAATACCAGTGGAATCCGTTGAGAAATCCAAGTTGTATTTCTTAACTTTGTAGAAATCCGCAAGAATAGCCATTGTATCAACCTCAAGCACATGTTCTATAATGCTATCAACTGTATCCGTCTGATACACGAAATACGGCTGTGGGTCTGGAATTGTGTCATGTACGGCAGGCAGGTATTCAGTTTTCCACTTCACAACCTCTTTTTCCACCTCTACAGTATCAGCGTAACCTCTCCCGACTAAATAGCCAAGAAAGAACACAACCGCTGCTCCTATAATAGAATACAACGAAACGGTGAACTTTTTATTCTTCATAACGCTTATCTATTTATGTTTAACCTCTTTTCGTATTCAGCAACAAGTTTTTCAAGTTGACCAATACGCTTCAAGTTCTCGCTATTCTGACGGGTGCTTTCCTCTTGGAACTTATTATATTGGTCAAGCAACTCGCTGTATTTCTTCTTATCAATATCACGCTGACGTTCGTAATCATCACGAATCTCGTTCAACTCGCTACGGAAACTGCTAACTATTTCATTGGAAAGTTTCCGTTCATTCTGCAATTCCTCATATAAGTTATCATAACGCTCCTTCCACCAAGCATCCTTGTTTTGCATTTCTGTATTAAGAACGTCATAACGATTTTTCCAAAATTCATCTGTCTTTATATCAGCATTGGCTTGTAGTTCCTTCACTTCAGCCTCATACTTTTTCTTTTCAACGAAATGCATCACGATAGCGTAAATGATTCCACCTGCGCCAAATAACACCCCTATAATATTAGACAAACTTTCAATCCATTCCATGCTGCTTTATCCTCCTTGCTCTTAATTTAGCCAGTTTGCTACTCTGGGTGTATTTCTCGTAATCGTAATTGCTGCGCAAACAACGTATAATCTCATCAGCAAAACCCTTAACCAATGCGTTGAAGGCAAGTTGATAGTTCTCCCAATCGTTATGATTATTCTTTGTACAAAGATATAATATTGCCTTCGTTGATGCACTGATTTTATTAAAGAACTTGAACCATTCCTTATCGTATGAATCTACAAACTTAAAATCCCGCCAGCGGATAGATGGAGTAAGAAGGTCTAATGTATTGCTGAGATTGTAAGCGAAATCCCTACTTATGAATGAACATTTCTTATTAAGCGTCAAGCCACATCCATCACCGCCATCGTTGAAGAAATCTATCGCAATAGCAATACCATATGTCTTATGTTCCATAAAGTATTGCTTTATACGACACGATGACGATGTAACAACTTCAACGCTCTTACCCTCCACCTCTCTACTCCTTAACTCTTTGGCAAGTGCGTCACGGAAATTTATTGACGCTCTATCAAAGCATCTATTGGTTAAGTAAACTATCTTGCACATAATTATCCGTTATTGTAATGATTTGCTATTGGATTACTTGCCGATAATGGTAAACGTAAACTACGAATCAATGGCCCATGAGTCATCAATATAATTTTCTTACTATACAAATCTACAGTATTTCCTGTTGTGTATTGACGCGCATATCTATCATCGAGTTGTGCTCTAATACTTATATATCTTGTTCCATTATTTGTATATATTACTATATAAAAATTAATGAATCCGTTACTAACTTCATTAGCAGCATCCCCATCTGTATGATGCCAAATAGGATGACTGTAAATAACATGTTCTATGTTTGGGAATTGTTGCATGTAATCTGGCAATTCAGCTGTTGTGATAACAGTTGGCGAACCACTTGTGTATGGACCAAGTTCATAAGCCCAAGCATCCATGGAAAAGAACAAATTATTTCCTTCAAGTGTAACCTTAAATGCGGCACTTTGACCACTACCATCAGTACTTTGAACATCAAGATAATTTATAACAGTTTGACCAACTACATCATTAAGATGTGAAAGTTTGTAAAGAATCTTTCTAATAGCAACAAAAACGCTATCTCCATAATTGATATCAGAAGCAGTTCCGTATGCCGGCACTGGTGTTTCACTTGAAACTTCCTCTCCTGGAGCCGTTTGCATTATATTCTGACCAGCGTACATACTCTTTGATATGAAAGACAGTAATTTTCTAATAGAATCAAAAATATTGTCGCCATACTTAATTGATGGAACGCCAGTCTGCGGGTCACGTGGATATTCAGTTACTTCAGTTGTAGATGTACCGCTATGAAGGAGAATACTTGAACTATAAGCATTTTTCAATTTGAATACCAACTTTTCAATAGCAACCATTACGCTATCGCCAACCGCAGCATCACCCGAAACTCCGTTTGGATTAAACGTATTTGGAAGAATAACTCCTTCAGCACTATGCAACGCATTAGTCTTAAACACTAACTTTTCAATAGCATACATAACACTATCACTTGCCGTTACATTACCAGAACGACCTGCGCTGTTGAATCCAACACCTACACCGATGTTATCTCCAGTGGCGAGTTTCTTTGCCTTATATAAGAGTTTTTCAAGTGCATGCATTACGCTATCACTTGCATTCAAATCACCGCTCCTACCAGCAATATTAAAGTTAGAACCAACGTTGATATTGTTTCCTAACTTCAACTTATTTATCCATCCATAAATTTGCTGCAGGATGGTTTTCAACTGCCAACCTACGGCTGGAGCAGCGGATGGATTAGCAGGAATGTTAAGCAGAGAAGGCAGTTGTTTAGCATAGATATTCTCAGGAGCAGTCTGCTGATTAGTGTACTCTCTCGCTTGAAGAAGGTATTGCTGATTTTGCAACGATGTATTGTTTACCTGCTGACGCAAGTTCTCCATATCCTCATCATGCCGCTGCGTACTACAAACTCCACCCTGCCTATCCTTGATGTTATTGATAGCGGAATTGAAGTTGAAATACAATCCATTATTCCAAGTCAAAGAGTTGCCCGTGACTAACGATACAAAATTAGAAAGTTTCGACTTTGCCCAACTCCATACGTTTCCACTCTTTCTACGCATTACAAAGTAATCGTTTGCGGCATTCATATTAGCGGCTGACGTAATCTCGCTGAAATTAAACTTCAATTGTCCGTTCGTTGCATCCCAAACACCAGTACTACCATCAATCATAAGATTAGTTGAATTGATATAGTACTGAGATGCTGCAGCAAGGTCATTTACGACATAATTATTATGCGTATCTACATACCAAATCTTTGTACTTGTTATAGCAATTGCAATTGTACCAGTATCTGTCAAAGTGTAATACTTACCGATTGGCAAACCACTACCAGTTGCAATACTACGCAATGAAGCGATACTTGCGCTGGTAATAACTTGAGGATTTAACGCTACCCATTGTCCCAACGCTGTATCGTAAACACGATGAACACTACTACTTGTATCATACCATACTAATTTGGCATTCGATGGTGCTGTTGCAGCAATCCATATCGCAGCAACCTGACCAATATTTTTCGTTTGTCCTGGCATAATTATTCTTGTTTATTTTCTTCTTCTGCTAAAAAATTCTCAAAAGCCTTAACAAATATGTTGCTCTCAGCCTTTTCTTCATCTTCACTCTCATACTCCTGGAATTCATCTTTAGTCTCTTCCTCACCACCTGCTTCATCCGTATCACCACCCTCTTCGCTTTCTTCCCCTTCTTCGTTCTCATATTC